CGCGAATACTCGATTTGTCGGATATGCACCGAATAGTAGAAGAACTTGAAAAGAATAGCGTAAAGAGAACGGAGAAAAAACAATGAGGAATTTATATATTATAGTTTTAGCTTTCGCCGTATTGTTTACGAGTTGCGGAACGCAGCGAAAGTTATCCAGCAGTACGAAGGAATCGGTTAATACCGAGGAAAAGCGGGCCGAAACTACGTCTTCCGAAATTCGCCGTATCGTAGATAGTACGAAAACCGAAGGCGTAGAAGTAACCTATACGAAAATAGAGTTTTTTCCACCGGAACCCGATACCTTGCCGGCAAATAAAGATACGACAAAGGCCGGCGGCCAAACTAAGCCGGTTGCAAATACACAAAAGAACCGACCGAAGGAACCAAAAGAGAAGCAGCCGCCCGATGAAAGGAGCAAGCAAGGAGCTATTAAAAGTATAGAAACATACACGGTAAAGCAGAAGACCGAAGCGACCGGGGTAACGCATGAAGAACAGAAGACAGAAACGGCCAAGACGGAAGAAGTAAACACGGATACCGATAAGAAAACCGATATTACCGAGAAACCTGCGGCCGACCCATATAGGTGGCGTTACATTTTCGGGATTTTGGTATTATTGGCAGTTGCCTTTTTCTTCCTTCGGAAGACGAAAGTATTTACGGCGGTAACCGCCTTCTTCCGTAAATTGTTTTAGCGGGTATAAAAGGAAAGCACCCAAAAGGGCCTTAAAATGGGTTCCTTTTTGGGTGCCTTACTTGTAAATCCTTAATAATTAAGGTTATCCGCGGAGAGAGAGGCTGTGCGAACATACGAACAACGAACTACCACACGTTACCAAGTTTCCGAAATATCAGCGTTTTACTCCTATTATTGGTAACATAAGTAACCATAAGCTACCGATTAGTTAAGGCGTATTTGGGTTCCTTTATGGGTTTGGCTTATTTTTTCTTCTTTCGTGGTACCGGGAATTTGTTAAATTTATCCATTTCGGCAACCTTCAATTTATCTACGATTTTAATATAGGGCTTCATAGCTTTGTAGTCGCTGTGTCCCGTCCACTTCATAATAACCTCGGCCGGAACCCCAAGCCGAAGACCGTTTACGATAAAAGTACGTCGGCCGCAATGTGTGGTAAGAAGGGCATATTTCGGTAATACTTCTTCGTGCCGAACATTTCCCTTGAAATATACTACCCTTGTAGGTTCGTCGATACCCGCCATTTCTCCCATTACTTTAAGGTGTTCGTTCATTTTTACGTTACTTATGACCGGTAGGGCTTTATCATTCGGCAAACCTATATTTTCATACTTTTTCAGTATAGCCCTGCTATACTTATTCAATTCGATAATAAGGCCGTCTACGGTCTTTTGAGTAACAACGCTTATATAATCCTTCTTTACGTCGCTTCGACGCAATTTTGCCACGTCGGAATAGCGAAGGCCGGTAAAGCAGCAGAAGCAAAACACATCGCGTACGGCTTCCAACGAAGACCTGGACGGCGGAAATTTGAAGGAATACAGGTTAAGCAATTCCTCCCATTCCAAATAAATAATTTCTTTCGCGTTTCCGTCGGCCCCCTTGAACTTCGGCTTAAATGTTTCGTGTGCGTTGCTTGGATTATACCCTTTATTGTGCGCCCAGCGCAAGAACCACCGAAGAAAGGACATATTTTTAGATATGGTAGTATTACGAAGGTCAGCTTTATGAAGGCTTGCTATAAACTTTTGTAGGGTATCTTCGTTTATTTCGTTAAATGTAAGGTTCTTATTAAACGCTTCTAAATGTTTGCGTAGGCTATTAAATTTTGTATAGGTCGCTTTCGTCCAATCATTAAGACGACCCATATTTTCCATAAATTCGGCGTATGCCATATAGAACGATTTGCCGCCTTCTTCCGCTTCGGTAGCCGGGGTTCTCTTCCCTGTTGCTTTATCGAATGCCGTTTTAAGTTCGGCCGGGGTCGGCACCCGCTTTTCCAGCAATTCGAAACGTGTAAATATGGCTTCTATTTGTTCTTCGCAAGCCGTAATAGCCCTATTTATTTCTCCGGAAGGTTGTCGGAACTTATTTTTTGTGTTTGGAATAACGCGGCCTTCTTTTTCGTTCCATTTTTCCGGTTCAATACTATATCCTACGCGGAAGTCTACCCGATACCCGGAATAGCAAACGCGCATACGAATAGGGAGACACTCTGCCAATACACCCCCTACCTTTTTGGGGAATAGATTAAATTTAATATTCCGCTTCATTTTGAAAACATATTACCCCGCCCGGTTAATAACCAATCGGAAGAAACGGAATACTTGGCTACCAAATAATAAAGGGCTTCTATTTGTATAGACTTATAGCGGGAAACTTTACCGGGCCTTGGGGTTACGCCGTAAGTGAATCGGGTTTCCCGATAACGGGAAGCACTTAACCCGGCTTCCTTACAAAATGATTCCAAGGCGGACAAACGGCCCAACGAAACAAGGGCTTCTATCGCTTGGAAGAAACGGCGGTTTACGCCGTCTTCGATAGGGGTTATTATCTTAGGCTTCTTTACGCCCATTTTCAAAGCTCCTTAACATCATTTCGAATGCCGACTTTGGCACTATGGCAGTTTCCGCGCCGGAAATAAACGCCGCTTCCAAGGCATTAAACACGACTTCCGGCATATCCCCATAATATTTTGGTTGGTCGTAGTATTCAGCTACTTTTATTTCGATTGTTTCCGGTTCCATTATACTAAGTTATTTTTACCAAATTTTCGATTTGTGGCACTTTATACCGATTAGCAGTACAAAGTATTAGCGTATATATTTTCGTTGAAATTAAGGGCATTTCTGTTTGTTTTTGCAGATGCAAATACAAAATCAATACGCCCAAATAGCAAAATACGCTGCATTGCTTTATTTTTCGCTTAGCTTTTCTATTACCGATATTAGCCTGGCTATTTGACTATCCTTTTCTTTTATCATTTCTTGATAGCCTTTTTGTAGTTCAATCATTCCGGCAATATCATTTGTTGTAACACTATTTCCGTTCCCGGCAACGGCTGTATTATTGTTCCCGGTAATCCTATTTATATTATTGGCTTGCAGCATTTCACCATCTCCTGTAAGAAGCCAAATAGGGTTAAGGTCTGGGAACCTTTCAGTAATTGCCTTCATTTTGTCGGGTTGTATAGACGTCCGTATAGAATTGACATACGAAACAGAAACGCCGATTTGCCTACAAAATTCGCGTTCGCTAATATTTAGAGTTTTTATATACTCCCTAAGTCTTTCTTTTACACCCATATAGAACAATTTTATAAGGTTGCAGAAAAATATTTTTCATTTTCGCATAGAAAATCCTTGCGTATTACACTGCATTGCTATATATTTGCATCGTGTAACTTATACGATTGCAAAGGTACAATAATAATACGCTCCGAGCAAATAAACGGAATAGCAAAAAATACCTAAGCAATATAAGCGACAATGAATTATGAAGTACGATACGACATTTATTAACAGAAACTTCCTTTTGAAAGTTTACGGAGTAGACGGCAACAATAAAAGGATAAACCGCCTTGTAGGAGTTTCCGGGCTTGTGTCGCTAATTGGCGTAGAACTTACTGAAAAATTCATAACTCGCGCACTTAACAGCAAGAAAGACAGCGTTAAGTGCCGTTTACGCAGAGGATTGCAAGTAACACTATATTTCAAATAAATATGAAGAAGGCAGTAATAGTTAAAGGCAAAGAAAAGCGCATAGAATTTTCGTACACAATAGGCGAAACTATTTCGATAAGTAACAACGAGGTTAAGAAACCTTGGGGGCGCGTTAATGAACATGTAACTGTTTCTAAACTAACATTTACGATTGACGGAAAAACTTACGAAGGAACGCGAACCTTTAAGGTTGCCGGCGGTCCATATTCGGAAACCTTCGAGTTCTACGGGAATAGCTTTGCTTCCCATAAAAAAGCAATTGAATACATACTTAATAATATCGAGAAATGAGCGAAACGACAATTTACAAAGAAGGGTTTAACGCCGGATTTATGCAGCTTCGACAAATTGACGTAGAAGCGGCCACAAAGGAATTATGGCAGGCGTTGGGAATTAACAACCGTAACACATTCGCGGCTTATAAGTTTGGACGAATAGAGCCGAAGGCAAGCCAAGCCGTAGCCGTCGAATTGGTGTTTAGAAAGTACGGCGTTACGACAAATATTTGGGGGAAATAGAAATGAGAGCCGAAGCAGGACTAACACAGAGGGAAACCCAAATAGCCGAGTTATTGGCTTGGGGAGCCGCAAAGAAGGAAGTAGCCGATAGGCTTTCTATTTCGCCCCGAACGGTTGAGAATACCGCAAGAAACATTTATAGCAAGATAGGAATACAGAAGGCTACGGAGCTTTGCGTATGGTGGTTCTGCACACATTGCGGTGTTTCTTTTGACCTATCCCCTATAAAACGGACAATTATAGCCTGTTTCTTCCTTGCGATTATAATACCGCATGAAATGTACGGCCAAGGCGATACCTATCGGATATTCAGAAGCCGAAAGGTAGCCGAGCGTATAGCAACACGCAGAACCGGAAGAAGACCGGAATACGAATTAGATTTTTGGGAACTATAAAAGGCAAAAGCTATGAAGCAACTAATAAAAGAATTATCTCTTTCGGGATTAACGATAAAACAGAAGGCGATAGTATGGTATTTCACTATATCGTTTTGTCTTCTTGCAAGCACGGCGGAAGCTCCGTTATGGTTCCTGTTTTTAGAAGTTGCCAACTTCGCTAATGCCGCCCGGCTTATAAAACGGGTTCCGTTGCCGGAAGACCAACAAGACAATTAGGTGGTATGGTGGACTTAAAAACAAGAGTAATAGACCTTACGGCCGGCGAACTCCTGGAACTAATAGCAGAAGGACAAAGCACCCGAATAGAAGTAGACGTTACCAAAGACGCAAATAAAAAATACGTCTACGGACGGGCTGGTATAGCCGAACTATTCAAATGTTCCATGACTACTGCCAGCAGGATAAAACAAAGCGGCCTAATAGACGGTGCATATAGGCAGGTAGGCAGGTTGATAATAGTAGACGCGGAAAAAGCCTTAGCGTTGGCCGCAAAGAGAGCAAAAAAGAGTAACAACCGAAAATAAACAACTTATTATGAGTAAGAAAGTAACATTAAAAGAATTAGCCCTTAAAAATTTTAAGGGTATTAGGGACTTAACCGTAAAGTTCGGCGAAGTAACCACAATTTCCGGGGCAAACGCGACAGGTAAAAGTACCGTTTTCGACGCTTTTACTTGGGTACTTTTCGGGAAAGATAGTAGCGGACGTACGGATAGCGGGAAAGGAGCATTTACCGTTAAAACGGTAGGCCCGGACGGGAACCCTATACTTAAATTGGAGCATTCTGTAACGGCAGTTTTAGATGTAAACGGAGAAGAAGTGGCCCTTACCCGAACCCTTACAGAAGATTGGGTAAAACCGCGCGGCAAGGCCGAAGTAGAACTTAAAGGAAATACTACGCATTACTTCTGCAATGGCGTAGAAATTAAAGCGGGAGCGTTCCAAGAGAAAGTAACGGCCATAACCGAAGAACAACTTTTTAAGTTAATTACGAACCCTGCTTACTTCCCTTCGTTGGATTGGAAAACCCAGCGCGAAATATTGCTGCGTATTGCCGGGGGCGTAACATACGAAGAAGTGGCCGCCGGCCGCGCCGATTTCGCGGCTATCCTTTCCCAACTTTCCGGTAAAGATTTGGCAGAGTTCAAACAAGAAATAGCCTACCGCAAAAGCAGGATTAAGGAAGGTTTGGAAAAATGCCCTATCGAGATTAACGCAATAGACAGCGTTACGCCCGAAGCACCGGATTACGGAGCCTTGGAAGCCGAAAAGGTAAGCTTATCTGCCGAATTGGAAGAATTGGAAGCGGCTATTACGGACGTTGCAGAAACGGCCCGCAAGCACTACGAAGGTGTGCAGGGAAAACGCAAAGCGATTAACGACCTTCGAAACCAGCAGCAAGATATAATTTTTCGGGCAAGGCAAGCGGCCCAAAAGGAAGGTTACGAAAAGAACGCAAAGCGTAATGAAGTTAAGACCAACTACGAAATAACAAAGCGGGAAGCAGAAAATTATAATACCGCTTCGGAAAATAGCCTTTCCGATATTCGATATACTATTAAAACCATTACTTCCGAAGTAGCGGATTTAACCGCCAAGGTGGAAGCAAAGCGCGAAGAATGGAATACTCGGAACGCCGAAGAATACAAAGTAAGTACCGACGGCCTTATTTGTCCGATTTACGAAACCTTATGTTCCGACGCAAGCGTTTTGCGTATGGACGCAATTGCCAAGGAGAAGGCGCGGGCCAAATTCGACGAAGCAAAGCTACGCGACCTTAGCCGGATTACCGAAGAAGGCAAAATGCTTAATCAGCGAATAGCAGAAAAGAAAGCACGGTTACAGGAGTTGGAAGCCCAACTTTCCGAACGTATGGAAGCTATTGCGGCTAAGAAAGCCGAATACGCAAAGAAGTTACAGGACTTGGAAGCGGAAATAGCCGCCAACCCGGAAGTAACCGTATCTACCGACATTACCCCCGAAAACTTACCCGAATGGAAGGAGATAGAAGCCCGGATAGCCGAAATATCAGCTACAATTTCGGATATACCGGCGGCCGATACTACCGAGCTTACAGCCAAGAAACGGGAACTTACGGCCCTTTTGGACGAAGTAAAACAAAAGCTAAGTATTCGGGCCACCATTGAAAAGAACGCCGCAAAGAAGGCCGAAATATTGGCGCGGGAAAAGGAATTAGCCCAGCAGCAAGCGGACTTAGAAAAGCAGGAATTTACGATAGACGAACTTAATAAGGCCCGAATGGACGAAGTAGAACGCCGGGTAAATAGTAAGTTCCAAAACGTCCGCTTCCGAATGTTCGAACCCCAGCTAAACGGCGGCGAAACCCCTACTTGTATCGCAATGGTAGACGGGGTTAAGTACGCAGACCTAAATACGGCCGGAAAGATAAACGCCGGGCTTGACATCATTAACACGCTTTGCCTGTATCATGGGGTAAGCGCACCGGTATTCATCGACAACGCCGAAAGCGTAAACCAACTATTCCCGGTTGCTTCCCAGCTTGTTAAGTTGATTGTAACCACCGACAGAGAATTAACCATTAACCACTTATAAAATTAAAAGTTATGAACGAGAACAAAGAAAAGCGCGAGTTCGCGCAGCAGTTGGAGCAAATCGATGAAACGCTTACGCAGGCGGTAAAAGACAATGAAGGCAGGGCCTTTATTCTTATCGGTACAGACCGAAAAGAAGGCAACGAGAACGAAGACGGCGATACACAAGGAATAATAGCAGTAGGCGGGAAAGGCGGGCAAGTAGTAGAGGGATTAGCCGATTTCTTCGCCAAAGAACAAACCGCGCCGCTTGCTTCCGAAGCAATGAAGCTGGCAACATTGAAGAAGTTAAGCAAACTTTTTGAAAACGAGTAACAACCTATAAAATTATTAGTTATGGCAGAAGAAAAAGGATTAACCGTAATTGACGAAGCAAAGCGGAAATTCGAACTTGCATGTAAGGACGCTTCGGCCTTGCAGATTGTAAACAACTTCGGCGCGGCATTTACCGCCGTAAACGTAATAGCCCTTTTGCGCGACGCTCTTTCCGACGAAGTAATGGAACGTGTTTTTATGCCACTTATGAACACGAAGGTAGGCTTTCTTACCGACCGCAACGGACGACCTCGCAAAAACGGAACGGTACAGCCGCTTTATACTATTCCGGTAGTTCGGGACGCAATTATAGACGCGGTAAGTATCGGGCTTCTTCCGACAGGCAACCAATTTAATATTATTGCCGAACGAATGTACCCTACTAAGGAAGGCTATACTGCCCTTCTTCGGAAACTTGGCGTAAAATACTTCATCGACGTATCATTTGACAAAGGCCAAAACGCCGGATTTGCGGAAGTGCCTTGCAAAATAAGCTACACGTACAACGGAGAAAAAAACAGCTTCGGGATAGTAGCTACCGTGAAGAAGGACGATTACAGCAGCCCCGACCAAATCCGGGGTAAAGCCGAACGCCGCGCCAAAAAAGCCCTATACGAGTATATAACGGGTTGCGACTTCGGCGACGCGGACGAACAAAGCGGCACCGTAGAAGACGTAGAATATAAGGACGTTACCCACGAGGTAGAAACCGAGGTTAAAAACAATGCCAACGCAGGCGGAACACTTGATTTCGGCCAAGTAGGAACGAACGGAACCCAGCAGCCACCTAAAACACCCGGATTCTAATATGAAAGTAGTTTTTGGTATTGCCTTTTTGACGGCAAAGGACATCGAAGCAATGAACGCCCGGATTAACAAAGCGGCGGACATGGCGAAGGAGAGCGAACAGAGCGTAGCTCAGCAGGGCAAAGCCCTTAACCGGTTTTCGGGCAAGTTCGATACGGCTATGGACTTCATCGGCCGGAACCTTCCGCTAAAAAGGAAACGTAAAGCATTTCGCAAAATAGTAGAAGCGTAGTACAATGGTTCTAAAAGTATTAGGCAGTAGCAGCCAAGGAAATAGCTACATTTTGGAGAACGACCGCGAAGCCTTGTTATTGGAAGCGGGCGTAAGATTCGCCAGCGTAAAGCAAGCGTTAGACTACAATATAACGAAGGTTGTAGGCTGTCTAATTACCCACGAACACAAAGACCACGCAGGCTACATTAACGAAGTATTGAAAGCTACCGTACCCGTTTACGCTTCGGCCGGTACAATTGAGAACACCCAAATAGAAGGCCCGCGCCGTGCGAATGTTTGCAAAGCCGGAAGCCTTTTTACCCTCGGCGGTTTCCGAATTATTCCTTTCGGGACTAAGCACGATTCCGCCGAGCCTTTGGGGTTCTTCATAAACCACGAAGAATCGGGTAATATCCTATTCGCTACCGATACCTATTATTTGCCCTGTAAGTTCGCGGGCCTTAATAACGTATTGATAGAATGTAATTACCGCTTAGACCTATTGGACGCGAATATAGCGGCCGGGCGTATTCCCGCCGTTGTTCGGAACCGTACGCTAAAATCGCATTTAAGTTACGACCATTGCGTACAGGCGTTACAAGCCAACGATATAAAGGGGGTAAATAATATTGTTCTTATCCACCTTTCCGACGGTAACAGCAACGCCGAACAATTCCGGGCAGGAGTGCGAGCCGCAACCGGTAAGACCGTACATATAGCCGAAGCGGGGCTAATAATCAATTTCAACAAAACCCCCTTTTGATATGATTAAAGGATTTGACCAAGAAACGTATCCCTTAAACGACTATGAAATGGGCGTACTTCTTCCACTTCTCGTACGGGGGCTTAGGACGAAAATAGGGCGCGAAAATGCCGTAACAAACAAGCATATAGTAAACAGCCTTAAAAGTTCCTATAAACTAAACGACGCACGGGTAAGGAAGATTATAAACCACATAAGGACAAACGACCTTATACCTGGCTTAATAGCCACTTCCGACGGGTATTTTATAGCCCAAAGCGAAGCGGAACTATTAGAGTACGAAGAAAGCCTAAAAGGGCGTGAAGACGCTATTAGGGCCGTCCGGTTGAGTATTGCGCGACAAAGGCGAATACTTTACGAGCAAAAGAGGGAAGAAAAACAAAGTTCACTTTTTAACAAATGACAAAATGGGAAAGCAGTTTTTTATGGTTTACGCCGAAGGCCAAGGCGCACCGACGTACAAACACGAGAATGAACATGCGGCCAGCAAGGAAGCCGAACGATTGGCCGAGAAGTTAGGGGTTAATACGACCGTATTACAGGCCGTAAAAACAGTTACCCCGAAGGACATTACCAAGCGAGTAAAAACCTACGCGGACGCTTGTGCTGTGCTTGGAATTGAGCCGATGAACGAAGCCGTATTAGCGAAGTTGGGCTTTACCAAGGACGAAATAGCCTACCGC